CAAAAAACACTGATTGAAGCAGCGGCAGATATGCTTGCACAAAGCAAGCGCAATGCACCTGCTATGCCTCTAGAAAAGGTAAAAGGGGAAGTTGACGACCTTGGTGGCCCAACACCACAGAATTTCAAATCAACAGATGATTCATCAAAGATTGATGCGTCTAAAGGTGTAAAGAAACAAGCTGAAGCACCAAAGACAAAGCCATCTGGTGCATCTGGAGACACACAACTTAATATGGCTTCAGCTAATAAGCCAGTTAAGGAAGAAGAAGAAGTTGATGAAGATGTTCAGACCATTGACGAAGATATTTCCAATATTTTCAGTGGCGAAGAAAATCTTTCAGAAGAATTCAAACAAAGAGTTGCAACAATTTTTGAAGCAAGAGTTAATGATCGTATCAGCAGCTTAAAGGAAGAATTAGAAACAATCTATGCTTCTCAGCTAGAAGAAGCTGTTGCACAGATCAATACTGAGCTTACAGACAAGGTAAATGATTATCTTGACTATGTTGTTGAACAATGGATGACTGATAACCAAGTAGCTATCGAATCAGCTCTACGTAACGAAATTATGGAAGAGTTTATTGATGGTCTAAAAGGTCTGTTTGCAGAACATTATATTGATGTTCCAGAACAGAAAGTTGATGTTCTTGAAGCACTTGCTGAAAAGGTAAATGCTTTGGAAGAAAAGCTTGATGAATCAATTACTGAAAATGTAGAGTTAAGAGGAGTTATTGCTGCATCTCAAGCAAAAACTATTTTCGAAGAACTTTCTTCTGATCTTGCGCTAACACAGCAGGAGAAGTTTGCTGCTCTAGTTGAAGGTGTTGAATTTGATGGCAATTTTGAAACTTACGAAAAGAAGTTGAGAATTATTAAGGAAAGTTATTTTAAAAACGATAACACTTCATACTCAACAAATTTCGAAGAAGAAACATTCGAAGGTGATGTCGGTTCTCAGATAGCTATTGACCCACAGGTTGGTCGTTATCTAAACGCCATTACTAGAACAGTTAAGAAATAATTTTTAATAAATAATATTAATTCCCAAAAGAAAGGAAAACAAATGTATCTAGCTGAGGAAATTCAAAATAAGTGGGCTCCAGTTCTTGACCATGACGCTCTTGGCGCCATCAAGGACCAGCACCGCCGTTCCGTAACTGCAGTAATGCTCGAGAACACTGAAAAGGCTCTCGTAGAATCAGCTGCTCATGGTCAGTATCAGACTCTTACAGAAACTTCATCACTTCTACCAGTTAACGCTATGCAGGGTTCTTCATCAACTGCTGGTCAGGGTCAGATCGATACTTTCGATCCAGTGTTGATTTCTCTAGTTCGTCGTGCAATGCCTAACCTCATTGCTTACGATATCTGCGGCGTACAGCCAATGACTGGTCCAACTGGACTTATCTTTGCTATGCGTTCACAGTATGCAAATACTACAAATGGTCAGGTCGCAGAAACTTTCTATAATGAAGTTAATACTGCCTTCACTGGTCAGGGTGCTCTAACTGGCGTAGATGCTAACACATTCGGCGCAGGTTTCAAGGGTACAATTCCAGGTGCAACTAATACTTCACCATTGACAGCAACTAACACATATAATACTGGTTTTGGTGTTAACACTGCTATAGCAGAATCACTCGGTACAGATTCTGGTAACTCATTCCCACAGATGGCTTTCACGATCGAAAAAGTTACTGTAACTGCTCTTACTCGTGCTCTAAAGGCTGAGTACACTATGGAACTTGCACAAGATCTTAAGGCAATCCATGGTCTTGACGCAGAAACTGAACTTGCTAACATTCTTTCAGCTGAAATTCTTGCTGAAATTAATCGTGAAGTAGTTCGTACTATCAACATCACTGCTGAAGCTGGTGCTCAGGAAAATACAACTACTGCTGGTGTATTCGATCTTGACACTGACTCAAATGGTCGTTGGTCAGTAGAAAAGTTCAAGGGTCTTATGTTCCAACTAGAACGCGAAGCTAACGCTATTGCTAAGCAGACTCGTCGTGGTAAGGGTAACATCGTTATCTGTTCTTCAGACGTTGCTTCTGCTCTACAGATGGCTGGTGTTCTCGACTATGCTCCTGCTCTTAACTCAAACAATCTCCAGGTAGATGATACTGGTAATACATTCGCTGGTGTTCTTAACGGTCGCCTTCGCGTTTATATTGATCCATATGCTCTTGGTGGTAACTATCTAACTGTTGGTTATAAGGGTTCTTCAGCATTCGACGCTGGTCTCTTCTATTGCCCATATGTACCTCTACAGATGGTTCGTGCTGTTGATCAGTCTTCATTCCAGCCTAAGATTGGTTTCAAGACTCGTTATGGTATGGTAGCAAATCCATTCGCACAGGGTCTTACTAAGGGCGCTGGTGCTCGTACTATTAATACTAACAAGTATTATAGAAGAATAATCGTCAATAATTTGATGTAGTCACTATACTTTTTTAGTGTTATTCACTAAAAAAGTACATTAATATGACTAAATAACTCCGAGGGGAAACTCTCGG